AGTAATACAAACGGTACTATAACCTCAACCGTGAATGTCAACGACACAGCCGGTTTTTCTATTGTTGAATGGTCGGGAACAGGTGCCAACGGAACTGTTGGTCACGGGTTAAGTGGTGGCGCCCCCGATTTGATCCTTGTTAAAGCGACCAATGCGGCTAACAGTTGGCGGGTTTATCACTCTAGCAACACAGCCGCACCGGAGACTGAGTATCTTTCATTAAACTTGACTGCTGCCACGGGTGATGATGCTACTATTTGGAATGACACAGCGCCAACCGCATCTGTCTTCTCGGTTGGCTCTGACGGTGGATCAAACGCCAGTGGTACAGATAACATGATAGCCTACTGCTGGCGCAGCATACCGGGGTATTCGGCTTTTGGAAGTTACGAATCAAACACCTCGCTGGACGGACCCTTGATTTTAATGGATTTCAAGCCTGCCTTTTTCATGTGTAAGTCTATTGACGCCGTTGGAGATTGGCTGATCTTTGATGCGGCGAGAGAGCCTTACAATGAAATGCAAGACACGCTTTCAGCGAATAGCAGCAGCGCTGAAAATACCTCGACTACTGTTTCAGATATCGACTTTTTGAGCAACGGGGTAAAGCTCAGAGAGGATAACATCGACCTCAATAGTACTGGTACGTATATCTGGGCAGCATTTGCCGAACACCCATTTGCCGGGTCCAGCCCTGCTACTGCACGATAGGAGATAAAAATGTTTGTATTAAATAATACAAGACAACTAAGGCCTGGAAAGGCTTGGATGGATGATAATGGTGTGCAACATCCAAGTAACTGGGCAAGTTCGTGGTCGGCTGACGAAATGGCGGCTCGCGGTATTAAAGAGGTAACTGTACAAGCTAGACCTGATAATAAGTTTTATTATGTAAGTGGTCCGGCTTTAGATGGTTCTTGGAGTTCTACGCCTAAAAACTTAGAGGATGTTAATGAAGTTGACGGTGATGGTAATCCAAGACTTGATGTTGATGGTAATCAACTTGTATCTAAAGGTCTTAAATCACAGTGGATTGATAAAACAAAACAAGCAGCTAACAGTCTTTTGGCCCCCACTGATTGGCAGGTAATTGCTAAAGCAGAGCGTGACCGTGCCATTGATTCAAATGTCTCTACCTATAGGGCGGCTGTCATCACTAAATGTGCTGCTATTGAAACAGCAATAACCGACGCTGCTGATCTTGATGCGTTCAAAGCGTTGTTTGATGCACCAGTAGACAGCGACGGTAGACCTACGGGCAACGCACCAATGTATGATTGGCCTGTAATGAGTGAGTAAAGGGCCGAGTAAATGGCTTTTAGCAAGTTACAATTCAAACCCGGAGTAAATACCGAAGTCACGTCTTACACCAACGAAGGCGGCTGGACTAATTGTGACAAAGTCCGGTTTAGGTTTGGGTTTCCTGAGAAACTTGGGGGTTGGGTAAAATATTCCTTAAACACCTTTGAGGGTATATGCCGCTCTTTACACGCCTGGGTTACCTCAGATGGTTCTAAGCTCATGGGCGTGGGCACTCATTTAAAGTTTTACGTTGAAGAGGGCACCGGGTTTAACGACATTACCCCGTTGCGTAACACAACCACGGGGTCAGCGACCTTCGCAGCCACTGACGGGTCTACCACCCTAACTGTTACAGACTCAAGCCACGGAGCAATAGTCGGGGATTATGTTACTTTTAGCGACGCTGCCTCTCTTGGCGGCAACATTACAGCAGCTATCTTAAATATAGAATATAAGGTAGTTACCGTTCCTACGAGCAATACGTTTACAATAACAGCTTCTGTGGCGGCTAACTCTTCTGATACGGGTAATGGCGGGGGCTCTACTGTTGCAGCTTACCAGTTAAGCACAGGTATTAACTCGGTGGTCCCTGGAAACGGGTGGGGCGCAGGCACTTGGGGACGTGGTACGTGGGGCTCTGCCGCGACGGAAGTGACAGGCGGCGGTACTTTGCGGCTGTGGAGCCAAGACAATTTTAATGACGACTTGATCTTTAACCTTCGAGACGATGCAATATATTACTGGGACCAATCTGCTGGTTACGCGAACAGGGCTGTGAACCTTACGACGTTATCTACGACGGCACCCTCCGTAGCACGTCAGATAATGGTCTCAGACAGAGACAAACACGTCATTGCTTTCGGGTGTAATCCCGCAGACACCTCCACGCAAAGTAAACTAATTATCCGTTTTTCTAGCAGAAACAGCGCTACGGATTGGTCTGAGACGGGGACTAGTTCAGGAGGCACTTTGTTTATTGGTTCTGGCTCTGAGATTGTGCGGGCCATAGAGACAAGACGTGAAATTGTTGTTTTAACAGATAGCTCTGTCTACTCCATGCAGTACATAGGTGACCCGCTTGTTTTTGGTATAAACCAGATATCTGTAGGCACGAGCGTAGTTGGACCCAACGCTGTAGCGGCAGTTAACGACCTCGTGTATTGGATGGGAGAAAACAGGTTCTACGTCTACGATGGTCAGGTAAACATCTTACCTTGTACCGTTAGAGATACGGTATTTAGCGACTTTAACTTAACGCAGGGTGAGAAGGCTTTTGCAGCGGTAAATTCTGAGTTTGGTGAGATAACGTGGTATTATACGTCAGCGTCCTCTAGCACCAACGATAAGTATGTTACCTACAACTTCTTTGAAAAAGTGTGGTACTTTGGGACTATAGCGAGGACGGCTTGGTTAGACCGGGGCATCAAACCTTACGCTGTGGGCGCAGGTACGACAGGCTACCTCTATAACCACGAAAACGGGCTTGACGACGACGGCAGCGCCATGACCGCTTTTATTGAATCTAGCCCCGTAGACATACAAGATGGTGAGTCCTACAGCTTTATCCGCAGGCTTATCCCAGACATAAGCTTTTTAGACTCCGCAAGTGGTGCAACCAAGGAGGTCACCTTCACTCTTAAAGCGGAAGACTTCCCAGGTACGGGGTATACGCGCACAAGCGCCTCTACCGTAAACAGCACGGCGACGCAAAATCATGTGCGCTTGAGAGGCCGCGCCGTTGGGCTTCGTGTGGAGTCCACCGAGGCAAATATGACGTGGCGGCTTGGCTCACCGCGCATTGAAATACAACCGGATGGCAAGCGATGAGTAGCCGAGAACTCGTCCCACCCTCATTTGCGATACCGCCGGAAGTATACAACCAGCAGTATTTCTCAGACCTAGTAAGAGCCTTTTCTCTTTACGTCTTGCAGCAACAACAACCCGGAGAGGGCCGTAATACGTTTACCGTATTTACGGAACTGCAAAGTAATGACGCTGGTTTAGAGACAGGGGCAATCTTTGAAGTGGACGGCTTTGTTAAGATAACGAGGGCCTTTAACCCGCACCCCGAAGGATCTGCCGCAACAGGGTCTGTTGGGACGGTTACGGTGGTGCTGCCGTGACTATCATTACCACCCCGGATGGAAGAGAATGGTATCCTTCTACGAGTCAGGATAAGATTAACTGCACCTCTTGTGGTAATGTTGTAGATACACCAGAAGAAATTGCGTCTTTTCCTGATGGAAAATGCCCTGTTTGTGGTAATAATTGGACTGGAACCGAAACGCGCAGTACAGTAATATCAGTTACTATGCCGCAAGCTCTTAGCGGTGAAACGTGAGAAAAATATGTCGGCGAATGTAGCGTATAAACCACACGGTCTTGATAGTCTTCTTCTTGAAGAAGACGACATTCGCTCCTACGAAGAGTCCAAGGGCGACGCAGGGGGGATCGCGGACCTTGGACCAATACGCGAACGCATGGAAAAAGCGGGCCGCTATGGTGACGACAGGGTAGCGCACGTACAGACCGGCGAACTGGTCGTACCCAAGCCGCTGATTGACAAGTTTCCAGAACTAAAAGCTTCTATCTTTGAGCATCTACGCGAGATGGGCGTAGAAGATCCCGAACGGTATATGGTGGGTGACGATGAGAACTCCATCAACCCTGAGACGGGCTTGCCTGAGTTTGGTTTCTTCAGCAGCGTTGTTCGCGGTA